CGTTTTCATCAATCTTTGCCCCAAATCCGGTCATACCTGAAGCATAGCCGTTTTTTCCAAAAATCGCACCGGCAAGAAAGGATATGAGATAGCCTGTTTCGTCTTCTTTGTCTTTACGTATAAAGTATTTTGCGAGTTCATCAACATCAACTTCGCCCAAAAGTTTCAGCACTTCTTCGAAATTCGCCTTGATGCGTTCGAAGTTACGCTGCCACTTGAGGCGGACATCACGACCTGTATCATTCGCCCCATTCCACGGTACTATGTTCTCAAATTCATTGTCCATTACTTCAGCTCCAGTTCTTCGTTGTTGAATGTCAGGAGAAGCGGCTGCCAGCAGCTGCCATTCTCAAGCGTGTCAAGGTTGATGTAGTTCAGCATGTAGTCGCTGAACCGGTTGTGCTCCTTACGGCTCTGCTTGCGCAGGCGAGCGTGTCGAACCTGCACAATCCCCTCGCTCTTCTTTCGGTCGTAGCTGTAGCTCATGAACGAGAAGGAGAACGATTGCCCCTCTTCGGAGAGGCGGCGCATCTTGTCTATTGCAGTGAATACATCCATGGCACAAAAGTATATGTAGGCATGCGTTTAAAAAAGGACATCATCGGCTGACATTACGTTCGAGCGTCTCCACCCGCTTGATACCGTCGCGAACCTTGCGTGGATCGACTACCAGCTCCTTGTTGCAGAGGACAGCCAGCAGGCGGTTGTTCTCCTGCAAGAGTGCAATAACCTGCAGCCGCTGTTCCGGAGTCATCTGCCCCAGTTCTGCGGAGAACGTGGTGGATGATCGTGTTGGATTGTCGTAAGTATATCCGCCGAAGTAACGACCACTGCGGGTGCGAACTTGTTCCAGGATCTGCGTTGTGTTGAGCATGCGGATGGTCCCATTCTTCTGCGCCACGTCAAACACATCGAGAAACTGCTTTACTGAAGGATTAGCCACAGCTTCGTGGTTGGCCACAAACTCATTTTTGTGCACAGGGATTACGCCAGCAACGTCGTCTGGATTACCTTTGCGGGTATAACCATCTACGTATTCGTCGGAGTAACCGCCGGACTTGAGTCCTTTGGCTTCGTCACGCTGTTGTTTGGCAACTACCACTTGTGCAGCGCCTTGAGCTGCAGCAAGCCCTGCATATATAGGCCCCAATATTGGACCAAGTTCTGCCCATGCACGCATAACAGACACTGCTGTGTCGGATATGATTTGCAGGATATTCGCTGCGAATTGTTTATCTGCATACCTTTTCTTAATTCCGCTAATAGCAGCCTCTTTTTCTTCTTCAAGTTTTGTGGTATCCTTGCCTGCGGCTTTAGCCGATTCTATCTGTTTGTCATAGCGCCTTTCTACTTGACTGATTTCCTTGTCCTGAAGAGCTTGTATGAGTTGACTCGCTGAAGAGGCGGCTTGAGATACGAATCCAAAAGCAGATTGAGCCATTTGTGACCGTTTATCTTCGTGTTCTTGTGTAAGCCTGGTTTTCCATTCCTGATACTCTTCGTAACTAATCTTGTCTGCATCATACATTGCCTGCAGGAGATTCAGCTGTTGGTCAAGGTCGTCTGTGTTAGCAATTACACCAAAGACGGTATCACGATCTTTTTTCTTATTATCTTTCTTGATCTTCAGTTCGTTGTCTTGTATCTGTTTATCAATTGCTGACACATCTTCTCCGTATGCTACAAGCATCTCTTTGCGCTGCTGCAGGTAATCTGCCTCCAGTTCTTTGAGGCGCTCCTGGTAGTCGGCCTCTTTGTGAATGTCACCGTCAAGATAGGCTTGTTTAATGTCGCTCACCTGCTTCTGATAATCAGCTTCTAACGAAGCCAACAAATCGGATTTCCAACTTTTGTCAACCTTCTGAGTTTCTTCGTACAGCCGACTTGCTTCGGATATCATCTTATCATAAATCTGCCCCTGTATCTCACTGCTGTCTTTCCCGAATTGTTCCAACAACAACTTACGAGAGGCCAAATACTTCACTTCCGCATCATAGAGTGCTTTGTTGTACTGGTCTTCGGTTAACCGTTGGTTCAGGTATTTCTCCTTGAGCAGGTTCAGTTCGTTTTGGTAACGAGACTTGAGGGCTGCTTCGGCATCTTTTTGCTCCGTTGGTACGGTGACATTGGTCGGATTATTGCTGTCAGGAACCATGTCAATAATCTTTTGCAGCTCCTTTTTCTGCTCAATATATCCGGCGATAACCGACATCCGCTCGCGCAAATCATGTTCAAGTCCACTCATATAGACTTTACGCAAAATTTCATTGTCACCAGCCAATTTCAGCAGGCTCTGTTTCTCCGCTTCGTACCATTGTTTGTTCGTGATCATACCCTGTGTTATCAGGTCATCGAGTTCTTCTATGCCCTTTTGTGCGTCGGCCTTCATCTGCTGCTTCTGCTGGTTTGTCAAGAACTGAAAGTTATCGGCAGATAACTTAGTCTTGGATATTAAGTCCATCGTTTCCTTAGTTCTGTCAAGCTCGTTGTTCATCGAACCAAGTGAGGTGGTGGCGTCATCAGTCTTGTCTTTGAAAATGGCGAAATAGGATATCAAACTGGCTACTCCGGCTAACGCCAAACCCCAGGGACTCATCTTCAGTGCCTTGTTAAATAGCGTCGTTGCTACGGTTGCCGTTTTAGTGGCCACTGTATGCCGGTTGGTCCATAAGGTAACGGCTTTGAGGTATAGCGTGTAGGTAACGACAGCTGCACCGGCAGTGAGGATTTCGCTCTTGTAATCGACCATGATGGATACAACCTGCTTCAGACCTTTCACCGTCAGACTACCAGTCGTCACCATGTACTTCATCACCGGCAAAAGCTGTTCTCCAAGTTCTACACGAACGTCCTTGAAATGTTTCTTCGCTTTGTCAAGTCCGGCCTGTACGGTATTGTTTTGTACACCAAATTCATTGACAATACTAGTACCATCGATGAATGCCTCGTTCGCATTCTCCTGTTCTCGGCGAACCTGGTCGATGTTTCCGGCCAGTGCGGAAATGACACCTGCGGCTTCTGCTCCGGAAAGTTTCATTTCTTTCAAGATGGGTGACATCTGTGCCATGCCTCCCATCTTGCCCAGTGTGCCGAGGAACTGAAGCAGGGCTTCGTTAACGTCGGTGTTCACCAAATTCACGAACTCCTGCACGTCCATGCCTGCCAGCTTGGCATACTTGGCCGGTTCCTGATAGATTTTGAGGATTAGACTTTGTAGGGCGGTGCTGGCCATCTCGCTGCGCAGCATGTTCTGGTCGAGGGCGGAAGCGAAGCCCATAACATCGGTCACGGCCAGGTCGGCCTGTTTGGCCACACCTCCCATGCGAGCCGTGAACTCCACCAAGTACGGCTCGGAGGCCGAAGAACTCTGAGAGACCTGGTTCACGGCTGATCCGATGGCCAGCATATTCTCCTTGAGTGAGCGGCTCCCGTCATCGAACATCTGCGACAGCTTGCCTATATTCTTCACGGCATCTTCGCCAAGGTCTTCGCCCAGTGCGACGTTGATCATGTCGGCTGCTTCGACAAACTCCAGTACCTGGTCGCGACTGCTGATGCCAAGTTTGCCAGCCTCTCCGGCCAGACGGTTCAGTTCTTCGCGCGGCGTGCGGGTGTCCATCTGCTTGAATGACTCATTCAAAGCCTCGGTCTCTTCTTTTGTCATGCCGGTATATTTGATGACCTGGCTCTGTGCCTCCTCCATTTGCGCATATTCATCGACACACTTGCGAGCTGTCAAGGCTACGCCGGTCAGTGAAGCGATGACCGACGCGCCAATGGTTGCATAGCGATTAAAACCGTCGGCCAGTTTGGATATAGAGAATTGCGTTTCCTTGGCCTCGTTGCGCAGTTCACGAATGCGGGCATTGACTTCCTTAAGCTGCTGGTTGTACTGCTTCCATTGTGGAAGACTTGGATCTAGATTGCGTAAAATGGCATTCAGCTCCCGCTGGCGATTGCCCAGTTCCTTCAGGCTGAGTTTGCCGATGCCAATTTCTTCAAACAGCTTGTCGTATTCAGCCTTCAGTTTTTTTACAACCTGCTCTTGCGCTTTGTATTCCGCACTACTCTCGCCAAACTGCTTCTTCAGTTTGTTCAAAGTGCTGGAAGTGTTCTTTATTTTCTCCTCCAGCTCAATCATCTTCTGCCTTGCACTGTCCTGCTGAACGATGATTTCTAACTGCACCCTATCTATCTTCAGACTCATAACTACTACCTATTGATGACACAACAAAAGTAGGTGCAGCCGGATGCAGAGAAAAGGACATCTCTATTCGTCGAGCCATCGCCCGTTGTCGAGCCATACGCCTCCATCACGCCACTTGCCATCCGAAAGGATCCATCGGGCATCTGCCTCGGTGTCGCTGATATTGATGCGACAGAAAATCCCCTTCCAGGGGCCTTTTCGCCCGTTGGCATCCAACGTGTACTCCATCTCCTTGCAAACGTAACGGCGGTTGGCAATCTCAAAGATCATGCGCGGATCATATACATTCGGGTCGTAGCTTTCGATGGTGATTTCACGGTGGTAGTCGATGTCGTAACTGCCCTGGTAGCAAAGTTCGTCGAGCTTCTGCAGGCGTAATGAAGCCCCTACGGTGTTGGTCTTGTAATATCGGCGGCGTTGTTCGGTACCGCTGACCGGCAGGATGGCGTATTCGTCAATGTAGGGTACCGGATACCGAACACGTTCTGCAGCAACAACACTGCTACCTGAACCTTTGTATTCTATCTTCATATCGCCTGTGTAGAAAGCAAGAGCCATCGTATTTTTCGATATAGAATTATCTTCAGTCTCTGTAACCCCATTCTCGATCATATCAACCAGCGACATCTCATTTTCATTTTCGGATGAAGAGTTAGCATCGTCTGGTGAAGGTATCCACACGGTGTAAGAATATACAACAGATCCGGAAGCATACTTGTATGTCTGCGTCTGAACCAAGCTGGCCGGCACAATTTCAGATGTCACTTCTCCTACTGCTTCGTCACGCTTTAATCCGGCGAACTGATCCACCATGACATACACCGGCCATTTGCTTATTTCCTCGAACACGTTTCCCATGTACAGATACTTCCTTCCTGTTGCAGCATCTGTATAAATGGTGTCCGTTCGAGCGTGCTCTTCTTCGCGAAACCAACGGGAGATGCGATCAATATCCGTAGCCTCGTATTCTACCGGGATGGTGTCATATTTGGCTGCCTGGCGGATAGCATCGTTCAGGCAGGCATATTTCCAAAAATTGTCGCTACCCAAATTATAAGCCACGTCGCTGGAAGCAGCATCTTCCACGTCCGGTTCTTCCTCCACTTCGGCTTCGTACTCATCCTTTACCTGCAGCACATGAAGCGTGGTGACACCTGAGAAAAACTCATTGCGAAACAGCAGACGCACACTCCGGGTACGTGCGTCAATGACGAAAACCATGTTAAAGGTGATTTCAATTTGCTCCAGAAAATCGAGTACTGACCATCCGGGAAGCATTTCGCTCCATTTGTACGTATGTTGGGTATGGCACAGGTACAGGTCCTTGAATACCGTACCTTCAAGACTGTTCTCGGTCAACGTATATCCAAGCCCTCGCAGCAACTCGCGAATATAAGCGCACAGATAAGGCTGAGGAATATAAACGCCATCAACTATCCATTGCGGAGCTTCATCAGTATTATGAAAGAAATTCCACTGATTCAGCACACGGTTCTCCGTGTCGCTGTACACGGGCGCCAGGTTGTATTCTGTATCCGGATAGATCTTTTCGTTCGGGCTGTAGTCACCCGTGGCCGGTACCGTTTCTTTCATCTCCAGTGAAGATATCATCCGGTCGCCTCCGATGACGTAGTTCAGCTCAGAGTTACCGCTGGCTATCTGGATGGATACGGTGTCATCCGTCCAGGCAGTGATGACTTCGGTACCGTTGCAATACACGCGGTTGTCTGCGATCAATATGGCCGACCGCTCGCTCCGCACCTCAGTGACTGATGTTAACCGGTTCAAGTGCTCGTAGAGCGACGCATTGGTAGGGTTGCTGAGTTGCAGTGTGATGTCGTAGGTGTATTCGCCGTTTTTTGTGAACAGCGGATTCTCGCGTTTCACCGACACGCTGAAGTCCTTTGGAAGTACGGCATGGGTGCCGTCGATAATCAATTCGGTCATTTCTTTAATTGAAAATTGAAAATGGATAATTGAAAATTAATCGAAGTCCTCGATGTCCAGGCCGATGCTCAAGCCATTCCATCCGCCGTAGATGTCGTATTCCCACTCTGTGAGCAGGTCGTTGCCGGAGCGTAATTCGCCGCAAAAGGCATCCATCTCCAAAAGGGCGTCACGCAATATCCGCATCATGCGCTGGATACGTGCATAGTGCTGCAGTTCCGCTTCATCGGTCTGTTGGCCACTCGGTATTTTCTCCAGCAGGAAAATCAGTACCTTGTTCCGGTCGCTGTGGCTGTCGAAGGCTCCGTTCATCTGTGCGTCCGGGTAGTTGGCACAAAGCTGGATTCCTATGCGGTCCTTCAGTTTCTTCACCATGTGTCCCTCACGCACCGCCATCACGATGCCCTCTATCTGTTCTTCACTTTTTCGGTTCACCCGTTCTCGAAGTTCGGCCAGCATTTCACGGTATTGTACAATGTCTATCATACGTCCATCAGATTACTTTGTGTGTCATCCGCCAGCCGGAAGCTGAACTCCACCGTCTTCAGGGTGGAGCGGCGGAAGTCACGATCATACTTCATGTTGGTTATCACTATCGGCAGCCAATTTTCGCCAGCCTTGACCTGCACTTCCTGGGCGTGCAGCATGTCACGCCATAGGCGGTAATCGCTCTGCAGGAGGATGACGCCGCTGTTGGCCGTATATTCGTCGGTCACTTTGACACCGAATTTTCGTTCCACGCCCCACATCAGCGCCGTATCGCTTTCGTCGGCAGCCGATACGGTCAGGCCGCCCGTAGCAGTCAGTACCTCCGGCATGTCGTAGACGTTCTTGAATCGAAACTGCCACAACTGTCCATAGTTTGTCGGATCCACAAGAAACTCCAGTGTTCCGCCATTGAAGTGGACCTTGTAGCTTTGCAGAGCATCTGCCCCAAGCAGACTGCACACGCGGCTATAGCCGGCATCCACCGTCAGCATGGAAGATTCACCGCCAGATACCTGCATCGTCCGGCTTTTCTCGTCGCCAAGCATGTCGATGCCTGTCAGGATGTATCCACCCGCTGTCCGGTCACCACTGGCGTATTCCACCACACCCGCATGTGTCACCTTCCGGTTCACTTCGCTCAGCAGGGCCGGCGTGTCCGCCGCTTTAGCGGTCTGCATCCGGCTGTACATTACGAAGCTTTGCGCGTCCTGTATACCGTCAATCAAGAAAATGAAGGAGCCCGCTGCCGTAGCCTGCAGGGTGTGTTCGCCGTCAGGCCACACGCCCCATAAGGCCATGGCACAAAATTTACCCAAGCGGCGAATACGTACCTGGTTGTTGCCGTCCGGCACGTAGTCCTCGTCGAGGATGGTACGTCCTCCGTATTGTACGGAGAAGCGGATGGTGACATCGGTATCGATAATGTAGTCCTGCATAGTGGCACAGAACTCATATTCTCTAGGTCGTTGTAGAACGTTCATAGGCGTATGTATTTATTACGTCGGTCGTTTTCAGGAAGCAGCGGGTAGTCGGGTGCGAAGCCGTCTCGTGCCCGCTTCATTTCGTCAAGCCAGTGTTCGCCGTCGCCTGCCATCCATGCAGCGGTTCGAGCCACGTCGTCCAGCGACGGAACCTGGCTGCCATTCATGCCGTTCTCGGCCAGATAGCCCCGGACTACGCCCATCGGGAAAACCCGGAGGGGCAGACGACGCAAGGCGGTAGACATGGCCAGTAAAGCTACGGCCATCGAAGCGGCATAGTGTGCTTCGGTTTCGTTGCCTTTCTCTCCCAGTAGCTCCGGCCATTTCTCTCCGTAAGCACGACTCACGGTGCGCATCTGTACCTCGCGGATAAAAGGCACCAGCATAAGGTAGAGGCGTTCGCTACCCTCTGTCGGGAAGTAACGGTTCAGATCCCGACCGTTTCGGATAATCAGTTTTTGAGTCTCGACATAAGTGACACTCTCTGTCCACTCTTTCAGGTTAGTTTTATTCAAGTAGCGAATGAGTGCGTCCACCGCCCGGTAGTATTCCTCCAGATGCATGGCGTCGTCACGGTCGAGCTGCCACTCCCATGGCAGTTTGTCGGTACCGTCGGTCGAAACCTTAAACTTGCGGCCGTCGTCTTCGTGACTCAAATCGTTCTTGCGGTAGAGGCGCAAAGTAGCCAGGATGGCGATGGGGCGCTGCACCTTCTTCAGCAATTCAGCATTGTTTCCAATGGCCGCCTGTTCCATCACTTTCTCACCCACCAGTTCAGTCAGCTCTTCGGTCGCCTGTTCGATGTCGCCTACCACCTTGGAAAAATCGTTGTTGGCGTAGTAGTTGCCCGTCAGTTGGCGGAGTTCTTCGCTTGAATTAATCAGTAGTTCCATATCGGTATAGTTAGCGGTTATCATTTCTTTTTTATTCTCTCCTGCAGGCGGTCTGCCTGGTGTTTGTCATCGAGCAGTTTCAGCATCACACGCAGCAGCGGCGTGTTGTCGGTGTTGGTGGCAGTACCGAACACGCCGCTCGAAGCCACGCTGTAAAGGATGCTGTTCAGCCCCAACCCTTCAGCAGGCTTCCCTTCCGTGCGCTTCGTCCGGTCAAAAACTGGTGCAAAGCACACCTCTTGCCCATCAATCAGGAAAGTACCTGTATATAGATACTGACAGAAGTAGGCAAACCAGGCATAGATGCCCCATCTTAGATAGGGCTGCAGGATGCTGGCACGCGTCATCAGTACCGGAAGACGGTCTGTATCGAACGGTACCCGCCGGAACACGCCCTTCTGCTTCTTGGCCGGGCGGTAGAGTACGGCACATAGAGCCAGCAGGTCGGTATCCTCGTGCGACTGATCATAAAGATTCATGGCCGCCGTAGCTGCTCGGAACTCACCGAACGTCAGGTCGGATCCGTGGCTGGCCGGACCCATGAGTCCAGCTACCTGAGGCAGCAGGTTTACCGTGCTGTCGTAGGTAAGAGACACCCAGATTCGTTCACCTTCTTGTTCAGACCGCCACATCCAGTCCAGCGTGCCGGCCAACTGGCGCACCAACAGCCAGAAGTCGGGGTTGTTCTTCTTCAGCCCTCTGTTCTGAAGGACGAAGGCACACCAGTCGCGCCGGATATCGTCGAGGGTGATGCCCTTGCGTTCCATCAGCTGCTGACGCAGCCACAGCAAGTGAATCCACTCTTTGCTGTCCACTTCTTCCCAACATTCCGGGAAGTCCAAACGCTCAGCCTCTCTACGGCTGACAAATTCCTTGATACTTTTCATCGACTCAAATATTATTTGTTGTCCGGTTGCTAGCACTCACATTATCCTCCTTGTTGATGGCTTTTCGGTAGAATCCCAGGAAGATACCCTTCTTCTGCGGGAAGTTGATGCGGATGGCGTCGTTGATGGCCTCCAGCACAATGTCCTCGGCTATCTGTGTGTCGGCACCGTAGAAAATTTTCAGGGCATAGAGCATCTGGCTGCCGCTGTCACTCTTACCGTCGATGATGATATTGGCCAGGGCGGGCGATAGACCGAAGCCACTGGTCGTGGAGCTGTCGGCAATGCGTGAAATCTTGGCCTGTGCTTCGATGTACTTATCGATGTTCATTTCGATGGGCTCTACTTTCCAGCTCTGTTCTTTACCATTGGAGTCGATGAAGTCCACACAGGTGAAGAACTTGCCGGCATTTTCCCGCCCGGCCATCACGTCGGCGATGGTATTCACCAGCTGATCTTTGAGCTTCTCCATCTCTTTGGCCAACTGATCATCTGTCCATTCATCGTGCATGGACCTCAGCATGGCCTGTTTGTCTTCCCAATACTGCTGCGGCGTATGCACCATGTAGGCCGCCGCTATCATGTTTTCGTTCAGATGACGGATGATCTCCGGCAGGTCGTTGGCGTTCTCCAGCCAGGGAACGGAGCCGAAGAAGCACGACAGGGCGTACATGTTGCGCCCGAAAGACCGCAGACTGTGGTACTTCACGGCGGCGGCATGCTTCGTCGGCTCCCATTTGTCGAAGGCCGGAAAGAGGTGGAAAGTCTGGCTCCGGTAGGAATCGAAGTCACCCAACAGGTACTGAGTCACGTCTTCAAGGTGTCGGCTGTCGTTCTCCGGCCACACCAACCGACACTCTGCGCTGTGCAGGCATTCCAGGCGGCTTACCCAAGGGCGGCCGATGCGACGTCCACGCCCCATGATGTACTTGTTGAACACGCCGTTCATGTGCGTATATTCCACGAGGCACGAACGAATGTATCGGCGGTAATCCCACGACTCCAGCCACTCTTGTATCTCATCATCCTCCACCCACTCTTGCGTGCGTTCGTTATTCTCCAGCTTCAGGCGGTAGAGGGCAGGCCCTTGTCCGTAGAGCAGTCCGATTTTCCGATCGAGGATACCCGGTCCGAGGTTGTTGCGCTCCAGCAGGTTACGGATGCCATTGGGGAGGTTATTGTCCTGCCCCCAAGGAACCACGCGCACACCTGCCACACTGACGGGATCATCGTCCCAGTTCGGTGCACGAAAATTAAAAAACTGGCTCATGCTCGAACTCCAGTCCATGTGCAGCGCGAACTGGCCTTTCGCCGTGTCCACGAACGAATAGTTCCCGATTTTCTTCTTGATTGTACTCATATGGTTGCGTTCTTACGATTTTCGAGGATGCCCTTGAGTCGTGCGATTTCCTGCTCGCCCAGCCCGTACATGATCTTCGACACGAGCTTGTAATAGCCTGCATACATGTTCTTTGCGTACCAGCGGTTCGATGAGCCCTTTAGCTTGTTGCGCTTCATGCCCCAGATATCGTGCATGGTGTCCACTTCGTGCTTGTTGCGCTTGTAGCCCGCCATATCCACGGCACGACCGTATCCGAAGAACGAGAAGCGCAGGCCCGGATTTCCGTTGTCAGTAAAACTGCTGTAGTTGATGCTGTCCAGCAGCGCATCCGTGCGGCGGAGCTTGTTCTTCTCGATGGCTTCGACCAGAATGTCGCACAGCCATTCACCGTGAAGAGACAGGGCTTCTTCGATGAATAGCAATTTCACTTCGTCACTCTCTTGGCTAATCATTTTCGTTACTCCTTGTTTGACGCAAAGGTAACGCCTGCGGGCGCAGAAGAAAAGGACATAAAAAAAGAGGCCTCCTTTCGGAGACCTCCCATCGCTTTACCTCTACACCCATTGTGTCAAATCAATAACAAGAGAACTAATAAAGCGATATTTAAATGACAGATATTTCTGCAAGTTCACCTGCAAAGCGGTGAAGTGATTCTTCTATACGTTCTTTTTGTTGTTTTCGTGGTTTACTGCGACCGTGCATATATGCCCACAGCTGCTTTTGATGAATGCCTGTAACACGTTCCAAACCTGATAGCGAAAGCAAGGTGCCGTAATAAAGCAACAGGCTTTGTACGTCGTAATGCCAAACCAACTTATAGTCTCCTTTAATTTGTTCAGGCCATTGTTCTTCCGGCAAATTCTTTTTAATAAGAGAAATGGCCGTTTCTACATCTTTCTTGCACTCTTCGATGGTATTGCCTGCGGCGTAGATACCCTCGCAATTTTCTGAATAAGCCCCGAAGCTGTCGGAACTTGCGCAGATGTTCATAATAATCTTTTCCATACTGATACGATGACACTCATGGTTTTTTTGTTGAAAGGGTGGGGATTATTTCAGCCCCATTGCCCTCGCAATCTTTTTTCTTAGCGGCTCGGGGATTTCTTTTGCCCCGTGGTAGGGAACCGGCTCTGACAGTTTACCGTCTTTCCTGTAGAAGTAATGACTCCCTTCCGCATGGTCGAATTTCCATCCTGCCGCCACAATTTTACGATGAAATTCAGTATACTTCATTTACAATCGTTATTGATTTGACACTGCAAAGATAGAAATATTTCTATTATCAGCCAAACAATAACAGAAATATTTCTATTATTATACTATTTTATTCCGCTCGATGTACACCTGTTCGTCAATGGCTCCTTTGATAACGGAGTTAGCCTCGATACTGTTGTAGGATAACCGCACACCATGGTACTCCAGTTCTGCAGGAATCATACCTGTTTCGGTAAAGAACTCGCGCGCCAGGCAAAGTAAGTAAAGGAGGTTGTCGATGTTCTCCACCTCGTAACGGAGGGATGCATTATTCATGTGTAGCTCCTTTCTGCCCGATAAAACATTTCATTTCTTGCTGGAAGTATATCAGTTCACTGATTATTTTGAGACGTGCGTTTGCGTCATCGTTGTCATTACAAGCGATACTTTCTACACTGCGTTGCAATACGTCTATCCATAACTCAGCCCCGCCAGTCTGCCAGCGGTTGAGGGTATCCACTACATCGGGAGTCATATCTACAGGCTTATTCATCGTGCACCTCCTTCCTGAAAGGTGATGTTCACAGTACCACCGGACACGTAGAAAACAATGGAGTTGTCACGTTTGGCAGCATGGATGCGCTTGCGGCCTTCGCAGAGCTGGAGGCCAAGGTCAGACAATAGTTTCTGGACTTTCTCGACGGATACGTAGCGTCCGCGTTCGCTTGATTTGTTCTTTTTCATTTTGGAATGCAATTAAAATGAAACAATAGGTTAATAATAGACGGGAAAGCGGACCTTCGTAGTAAAAAAATGAAAGGAACTTGCCTTAAAAAAGAAAGTACCGCTTTCCCGTTGCATTCCACCTGAAACAGGCAGTGGGCGCATTAACGCTCCACACGGGGGTCGGTACTATATCACGTGCCAATCGGCCATAAAAAAGGCCAATCCGGCAAGGGTTGGCGAACAACTCGTCGCCTGTTTCAAATGGAATGCACTGCAAATATAGGGATAGTTTTCAAGATAGCAATAAAAAAGCGGAACTTTTTAGGGTTCCGCTTACAAAGTTATTTCATCGAATCTATGTATTTATCATATAATTCTAAGGTAACTTCATCGCCACATTTATCACATCTCTTTTTACAAAACTCCAATATATCACTTTCTGATAGAAAATCAAAATTGAATATTATTGATTTATGGCTGTTATAGTAATCTTGGATGTATTGGATTGTTTCATCATTTTGTCCGTTCTTTAAATTCTCTACAGACTTGTCACTCAACACTATTATATTTGTCTCCGGGTAAATATCTAAATCTCCAGCAGCGCCTAAATTACCTGTTATCTGATTGAACAAATCAAAACTACCCTTAAATCCTTTACCATAAAAGAGTTCTTTCGAAGCTATAATATTGTAGCCATTATCAAATGACAGATGATGCTGATTATAATGTTCATAAGTCAATATCAAATCTTTTTGAACTACTTTATCAGCAAGATATTCCTCCCAATCACCAGCTAAAATAGCATCAATATCTTGCTGATATATTCTTCTTATATTGTATCCATCATGAGTTAGTTTATCCAGTTTGTTCAGTTTAGAAGGCCCAGCATCAATGCCTATTAAAACATAGTTTGTTTTCTTCGTTATATTGGTATCTATATCTGCGCCCATTTCTTTTAATGTTGCAGCTATAAATTTTCTGTCTTGTGTAAACTCGCCAGTGATGACAACTTTCCTATCATAAAAAGGATTATTAGGATCCGCATTAGTTAAATCCTTCTTCAATACATCACCATGAAGTTGTCTTTTTCTGGCTCTCTGATAAGAAGGCTCTTTTTCTACATCATCTTGAATTAATGAATAATCAGGATTGACACCATTGATATAGTTTAAATAAAACTGAGCACAACATTCTGCATCGAAAAGAGCATCGTGATGTTTTGAACAATCCATTTTAAATGCCTGACATAAATCATGTAAGCTTATACCATGATATAAGTTACAGGTGCACTGGAAGTGTTCAACACCCATAGGCATTATGTTATAATTTTCCAGGTTTTTACGTAGTACATCTTCATCGAAATCTGCTTTGTGCGCAAAAATGGAAGAACCCACAAAATAAGAACCAATTTCTTCCCATACCTTATCAAAGGTAGGTGCATCTGCTGTTACTTCTGGTGTTATATGATGTTTGCGAATTGTGCCATAATCATAATAGTTGTTAGGAGGTTGAATAAATTTAGATATACGCTCCGTTATAACACCATTTTTAACAACAACAAGACCCACTTGGCATGCCATTCTATCATATGTAGCCGTTTCAAAATCAACTGCGATAAAACTATCTTTCATAGCATATGGAGAATCCCTTCTCAACATGTGCCCAAAGGTGTAAATTTACCTTAATCCGGCTTCACGGATTACACGCTGAAAAGGGATTCATATTAATTTAACTTATTGGGCAATGCGAAGTTATAAAAGCTATCTGATATATCAAAGAAAAATAAAAAAAATCCCCTCCGTGGTTGAAGGAACGGGAATCAACCATAACCTCTATATGGGGCCCCTTCGTTTGCGAGCGTGTGAGCAAACGAAGGGGGCGCCCTTGCGGGCACCACTTTACAAAATTCCTTCATCGCTGAAACTATAATAGCTATTATGACCGATTATTATATGGTCGTGCAAGTGAATGCGGAAAATTTCCGCTGCCCTTCGGATTGCTTCCGTTATTCGCCGGTCATCTGTACTAGGCTGTATATTCCCACTCGGATGATTGTGAATAACAATAAATGTACTTGCTGCCACTTCCACCAACTTGCGCATGATTAAGCGTATATCTACAGGAGTGTCACAGATACCTCCCATCGTGGTGCGGACGGTATCTATCACCCGCCCCGCCTGATTTAACGGCATGAGCCAAAATTCCTCATTATCAAGGTCGCACAAAAGCGGTTGCATGATGTCGAAAACATCCCTGCTGTTGTGTATTGTTTTCCTCTTGTCACGAGCTGCATTGCGTCTCTTGTAAAGTTCTACGGCTGCCATCGCTATCCGCCTACGGTGAGGTGTCAGGCTATTGAATAACCGTTCCAAACGGTATTCACCTGTCCACTCCTCCGACACTACGGTCTTGTTCGTCAGTTCGCATATTAACTCATTGTCTGTTACTTCACGCATATCGTCAAATAAGGAAAGCTGTATTCCTCCGTTTTTCTTCGTCTTTTTCATTGTTGCAAAAATTAATTGTTCCCTAAAATTGTTTTACCCAGAAAATAACCGCCCAAAACTTCCGCTCCCATCTTTTCGAGGGCACACGCAAAGCGGGCGTAACTGTGTCCTTGTGTCAGTACGTCGTCGAAAAGCAAACACTGTTTCCCCTTGAAGAAGTCCTTATCGAAATTAATGACTTCGGCCTCCCGTACCACCTTACGGCCTTTCGCCTCGTGTATGGCCAAACGCCCACCCTCGATGGTGATTGCATTGTAGGCATTTTTGCAGCCTGTCAGTCTCGCCACTTCTTCAGCGAAGACCTTGTAACGAGCTTCGTTTTTCTCGCCGCTGCTAGCTGGAATACATACCAGCGTCAGGTTTTCAACGCATGCACCAAACTGCTCACGCATTTTCTTTGCCACCAGCTCGGCCACCTTGACACTCCGCTTTCCGTCCTTAAAGTCCCATATCATGCGGCGAATAGCCCACTCTCTTTTGCTTGCCTCGTAGTGCGTAGGTAAATAATCAAAGAACGTTACCATAAATTTTGACCACTGCTTTTTCCAATTTTCGGGGATGATAAATTTTCTTGTTGACATAGTTGTAAATATTTAGAATTTTGAATTTATTCTTGAACCTTGAGCCGTGGGTGTGAGCCTTTTGTGTCTCGTTTTCCCTGAACGACTTTTTTTTTATTCCGTCGCCTGTCGCGCGCGGTATGTTTCGCCTTTTTACGCCACAAAGAATGAGGTGCCGAGGATGACTATCCGCAAGGTTCTGCCGAAAACCGTAGGCCTGAATACAACCTGTAAGGTGGAGATTTTTTCAGCGGATACAGCCTGACCTTGCTTGTCAGACCGGTGCCCTACATTCGTGGCACGAAAAGCGAATGCCGTGTGCCAGGTGAATGGATAAACAGGAGTGAAGGACGAAGAAAACGAGTGGAAGACAGAAGCGCCGAGCTTACCGCTCTGCCTTGTCGATGCCATCCTTGTACAGATTCAGCGCAGTCTGTACGACAATGGGATTGACAGGGTGGAATAACTGGTCACGGCATTGCATGAAGCGGTGACCTCTGCGTGAACGCAAAATAGACAAACAGAAAGGTTACTTTCTACAATTAAACGCGAAAAATTCGGGCGGCAAAGTTTTCTTTCTCCTGCAGGAATGCAGATAAGATGGAAAGCGTGCCGCCCGAATTTTTCGCGCGCCCGCATGAATATGGGGCGTATTTTCATTCATACAGGTCGATATACTCATGCGCTTCTTACTTTGGAAACCGCAAACCGCTGATAACTAATAATAGAACCCCCTCCGACCGACTCTGCGGGAGGAGGGAAAGACGTTTCTGCCCGTGCCGCGCCGCCCCCCACTTGCGATTGCAGCCCGCGCATGATTCGGAAATATGATGAAATATAATTACAGAAAATGCGGTCGCCCAAGCAGCGCCCCATATAGGGGCAAATCCCACCACCCTGTACACACCCACTAATGAACTTCTAAGGTATAGGCACAGTGCAAAAAGCCCTGCTATCCTCACGAACAGCAGAGCTCAGCCAAAACACATAATAAACATTATCAGATGAAGGAAGAAGCAGATATATTGTGCCCACGCTGCCATACACGTATGGTGTCTTTGCGCAGAATGGCATACTTTAGGGCGTCGGTTAGGTTAGTCGATTCCTTTGGAAGACGTGAGGTTGGAAGCTTGTCTCCGGTTTTCTCTTTTACCACCATCTTGGACTGGTCAGCTTGGTTCACCTTGACCTTGGTACGAGTCACCTCCATCTCACTCTTGAGGTTAGGACAGTTGTATTGGTCAATGAGCAGAACGAATAACTGGCGCTCCAGGTTACCTGCCAGCAAGTCCATAAAGAAGCGGTACTCCAGATTACTACCAATATTGCCCTGACCTAACGACATGAGCTGCACCTGCCAGCCGGTACGTCGCCCCTCGGCATCGAACTCAATGTACTTCTTGATGGTCGTGGCCATATCCTGATTCACCCGCTTGTAGTTATTCATGGAACGGTCGTAATAGAGTTTCAGGATCTTACGTTTGTGCGGGCGGAAGTAAGCAATGAACTTGTCGGCCAGCTCTCGCGCACTCTGTGGGGGCAGTGTATATAGTTCCTTGAGTACACGAACTACATGCCCGGTCTGCTGCAGGAAAACCATGGAAAGCATGTTACCCGCATCCATGCCTGCTTCAATGGGGCAGCTGGTATCAAGATAACGCAGGACAGTACAATCTTGCTCCCACCCTATGGGATGCTGTTCGATGATTTCGTTTCTGTATCCGTCGGCATAGAAGTTCTTCAGAGTGAGGTTGCAGTAGAACATCTCGGTTGCCTCCAGTTTTGGAATAATGGAAAGCACATTACAGGCTAATCCCTCAAGACCTTCGTCAAGCTCGCCCGCAAACCAGTCTTCGCCTAGGACGTCAGCATTGACATAACTGGATGAAATAAAAAAGAACGAAACACCCCGGCGGGCAGCAATCCATCGCTTTTCCCACCGATCCATGGTGCGTTTGGCAAGCTCCATGGTACGGCGAGCCTCGGGTAACTTAGCGCGAAGGGATACATCCGTTCGGGCCTGCTCGGACAATTCTTCGTACTGCTGCAGACGGGCGACGTATTCACGGCGAGTGTCGTTATAAACAAAGCTTGCTTGCATAAGCAGCAGAATCCGTTTTTTATCATTCTGCTTAGCAAGCTTCAGGATCCAGTCGTACTCGCCCAAGTGGTTAGGATTCGGCATGTCGGTAGTGAGCGTGCGGCTACGGTACCATACGCTGTTTCCATACTTGACGCGAAATCCACGGACAGCTTTCAGAAGGTTGGTAAACTTCTCTTCCGGGAAGTACTTCACTTCATCGCCAAACACCCCCACATACGAGCGACCGGCGCCGATGGAAGCCCTATCCAGCGAAATAAAAGTGAAATTGAAGCCGGTGAAGAAGGTCATGGTATCCGTCCACTTAGTGTTAACATTGTACATGCGGTCTCGCCAGGCCTGTGGTGGTTCCTGGTCGATGACATAATGAACACCCATCTGCCAGCCCAACATGGAGAGGCCGTCGATGAGCGACGGGATGATGTTCTTGCGCAGGTCGCTGTAGGTGTCTGCCACCCAAGCAAAGGGAGCGCCCGGGCAGTCGTGAACGACTTCCTGCACACGTTCTGAGAGCACCTGCACTGTCTTGGCACTGGCTCGACCGGCCACCCAATAGAGCGACCAGGGCATCATAAGAGTAATGAGTTGTGCCATCCAATTGGAGTAACGCACCTCGACATCATTCGTAGTCTTTAGTTTTTTCTTCCGTGTCATCGAGCATTTCTTCTATATCGACATCAATAATATTAGCATCTTGACGTAGTCTTTTTTTCTCCCGTTCGGGAAGATCCATGGAGTCAATCTGACGGCCTAGGACATGGCGGCTTACGCTAGGCAATCCCACCGCAGACGGGTCGAGGTCGTAAACCTTGATGGGCTTTTCGGTAATCTCTTTTGGTTTGACCGGATCAGGCTTGTCCAACTGCTTGATACGTGCAGCCTGTGTAAGCAGGTTACCATATACCTCCATGTCTTTGGCGCAAGTAGCATTCTGAAGAACAGCCAGTGCAGCCTTCTGTAGATTATCGAAGATGATGTTGCGATGGGCGTCGTTTTCAACTGAATCGTTAAGGAAAAAAAGGTTCAGCGCTTCGGTGTACATGCGCCTTGCACGCATCCGGTCCATGTTGAACGGTTCGTGCATAAGGAAAGCGATGGCATTGTCCTTCCCATACTTCCGGTTTATACCCACCAAGGCATATAACGCATTATAGTAGTTCATCTCTTCATCTGTCAGCTCCATGTTGCAGCCAGAGGCGATGTAATCCTGGAGCACGTCGAAATGTGATTGGTCAAACATTCCCATTATCCGATATCGTCAAAAAATATTTTGTTAATCGAATTTTTATAACCAACAGCCTTACGGAATTTGTCGAATCGTTGCGCCTGAGTGACATTCTCACCCGTTTGTGCAGCAGCCGACATGGATAATCCTTCTTTAGCAGCCTGCAAGAGCTGTCCGCGCTCGTAATGGTACTTTAGAGGACTTCCAATCAAATTGAAATACCATAGGAAATCATCCGTCGGGATGTTATAGTACATGGCTATCTGATCAGGACGATAACCTATACCAGCCAGTCGCTCATATTCATCAATGTCGATTCGGTCGAACCAGACGGGAGAGTCCCTCCACTTAACTAATTCGTCTGCTGTGAAACTCATATCATTCAGTTATTAGCTACGAGTTACGAGCTACAAGGGAGCAGTGAAACTCGTAAACCTGTTTGTCTTGTAAGAAAACATACTGTTCTTCCATCGCATTCTCTCCATAATTACCTGAACCCTCGACTACGAAAAAACCTGCTTCGGTGTCGAGACAGGTAATCTTTTTGTGACTCCAGGAGTACGACAGAGTAAGCACTCCGGCGTGATGGAGTTCGACCAGACGGGCGAAGATCTTCGGCATACGGAACTGAAGCGTTTCGGACACATGCAGATGGATGCTGTCTATCAAACCCTTTTCGCGCCAACGCAACAAGGCATTCAGAATGCGTTCGTTAGTCGAATAGGTAGCAATGTAGAGATGGCGGACACGCCCGGCATGCTTGATGAGATACACAATGAACGTGAAGGCCGTGAAGCTTTTCTTCGTTTCGATGAAGAACACTTCACGGGATGTCGGTAGTCTGCCACATAGCTCCTTCAGGTTGTTTAGCTTGAAGGTAAGCATTTCCTCGAACCTGCGCGAATACAGGTGCGAGTCGGCCATCTCACGACGCAGATCATTGAGTGAAAAATAATAGCTCATTCCAGCAGTCTGTTGATATCCTCCAGTTCACGTTCATATCCGGCCAGCCTCTCCCGGCGTGTGACGTCGAGGTGAGGTTTGTCTCCTTTCCTCATTTCCGACTTTACACGCCAGATGTTCATCTCCACCTGTCGTTTGCGCTGCAACAGTTCCTTGATGGGTAACGTCAGCAACTCTTTGCGGCGGTTGAACTCGGCAAAGGCCGGATGTTTTCCAAGCAAAGTATGATGTAACTTGTACCAGTTCAGTTCTTCCCAGATCATGCGGTTGTCCAGGTAGTTGTCGATGAGCTGGCGACTCACATCGGCACACTGCTCCAAGGAAGTGCAGTCCTTCAGCTCATGATGTAAACGTACATAGGCATGGTAACGGTTGAATTTGCGGGAGGCAAGTGCCTCCAGTTCCATAGGGCAGTCTTGTTCGTTGAGAAAAGGAAATTCTTCGCGAAAAGACTGCCCACCGGATTCTTCCGCAACATGCTGTAGTTCATCACTTCATATTTCAAATTCGGTTTTGTCCGGAAAATGCCCTTCAAGGAAGTTTTCTAACCAAGACGAATAACCGGAACGGGCATTGTTCAGAAACATCTTCGGCAAAAGAGATTTGACTACTTCTGCGTTCGGGTTCTGAGAAACTACCGGTAAGAGGAATGAATCTTTCTTCCAATCCAAAATAACAGCTGTCACCCGTGGCTGCCGCAGATTGAAGTAAATGGATGTGTACAGCATACCCTGTGTTATCTGTTCATCCAGTTTTGCAATCAACCCTAACCAGGATGCCTTATTGAACATGACCGGCGTGTGTGTACCGTAGTTCTGACAATCTGCCCCCAGTTGATTCAGACAGTCGATGGTACGCTGCATGTTCTCTCGGTAAAATCCCCTGTATTTTGAAATATCCAACAGGCCGATAACTTTTGGCAACTGGATGTGCGAAAGATCAATGGGCTGCAGTACATATATGTCGTCGTTGGTCCAAACGAAATTATCGGTCACCTTGTCACTCTCCAATGCTACTTTCAGTTTATGATAAGTATCAACCGACGGATTATCGGATACACGTGGGCACTCGATGAAGCAGATTTCTTCGGAAAACCAGTCTTCCTTGTCGCCGATCACGACGAAGTTCGCCTGGAAACAACAGTTCTTATACCAGGAACGAAGAGCATAAAGTAACTCCTTGCCTTGTGCAAATTCCTTGCAGTAGGGAAAGACGACTGATGTATGGTCCGTCTTCACCGGAATCACCGGTAAAGCTTCAGCGGAACTCTCTACGATTTGGCCGGCCAACTCTTCTGTGGCGACAGTGCCTACTTGTTTTTCTTCTTTCATACGATTTGTTTTTTGTTACACGGCAAAGGTAAATTGCAATTGCAACTCAGGAAAGGACAAAAAAGGCGCAACCATATGGCTGCGCCCCTCCGATCGGATATCTATCAAACCACTAAAAAAGATTCAGACTCCTCCACCCTGACTGGATTCTGCCGCAGAAGGCAATCCGAGGATGGCATTGATTTCTTCGCTGTCAGTCACAGGTATCAATGACTTGGCTATGCGGCCAAGGGTGTCACCTCTCAACGAGCTGGCCAAGTTGATGGTAGTCTTGTTGGCCTCGTTGTTGTCTTGACCTTCAGCTGTGGACATCTTGAGCGGCGTACAGGGAGTACCGGCAATCTTGCAGTCATCCCCCTTACAATTTATTACAATAGCACCAAGGTTTTCATTAATATTGTTGTTAACGAATTCATCCCATTCGACTTCCGAACCAGGATGATCGAAGTCCACGTGATGAATGAATCCTCGTGCATCGTCATCGCCTTCTGCCGTATGGTAGATATTGATGGTGCTGTCCGTTGCGTAAACAGCCACCGGCTTTTTGTCAGCCTGGAACTCAAAGGCAGTAACCTTTACACCTTTTTCATCCTTGGTAAATGTCTTAACATCATCCCATCGGAAAATGATAATATAAGACTTCTTTCCGGATGCACGCCCCGCATTGTTATTCTTGCGGGGCACTGAAATCATACTATATGCTTCAGCCATAATTTAACCTCCTATTCGTTACAATTAAACACCACCGCCCTGACTTGATTCAGCTTCTTCCTCTGTCGGTGGAATGTAGGCAAAGATTGCTTCAGCCAACCAGAATCCGACACCTTCCCACCACTCGGCCATTACATGCACGTCGTAGTGATAGGTCTCCATACGGATCTTGGTGTTCTGCGGGTTCTTGCTCTGCAAATGCTTGAAGTTCTCTTTCGGAGTAATGAAGAATACACCGGTACCGCGCATACCTTCAAGCGGAGCAAAGGTGAACTTCGAGAAGTCCACTTTGACTTTCTCACCGTCTTCGTTTTTAAGCCATGGATACTTTTCGCGGTATGCCTTGCTGTATCGGGTCACAATGTCCGGATCGGCGTGGATGAACATCGTTTTATTTTTATACAAAGGCTTGACTTGAGAAACAGCATTGTCGATTTGTGCTACCAATGTGGCATCAGACAGTTTTTCTCCATCAAGTAACCAGGTTACTTTATCGTTATTAGCCTCTTTCAGTTTCTTCAGTTGAGTAACGTAACCTTCCATTGTTTCGTTAGCTTCTCCAGCAGGATCACCGTCATTTGTTGCAGTATTCTCTTTATACTCACCAACAGCTAAAGCAATCTCACGTTCTTCGTCCAATTTCGGGATGATGAGCTGGTAAATGATATACTTCACAACCGGCATGTCCTTCGGGTCGAGGTTTTCATCATAGAGATATCCAAGAATATCCTCCATGATATCGGACGGAGTAATGGGCACGTTGATTTTGCACTTGTAGTTCTTGATGGTAAGCGGAGTGAACGTACTCTTACCCTTCGGTGTCCATTTCGGAACAAACGCCTGAAGTACGGATTCGATAGCCGACTGTACGGCACGAACTTCGGTTTTATCAGTCACGATGGTGGACATGTACTGAATGGATTCTGTTTTACCAAGCAAATCCATCAGGATCTGCAAGCGTTCTGCAGACACATACTTTCCGAACTCTTTCTGAAGTTCAGTCGTATCAATGGTATCATTGCCGCTGTAAGCAGCTCCTTTGAATACAGCATCCAGATACTGGTTGTGCATCAACGACATGTCTGGTTTGAATTTCGGCATTTTTTCACCGTTTTGTGCCTGTACGGTTTGGCCGTCGGCAGGTTCTTCTGTTTTACTCATCTTTTCGATTTGGGCATCTTTCTCCCTGATGGTAGCTTCAAAATCTGCTTTCTCTTCCTCCAGTTTCTTCAGCTTTGCCCGAGCATCGGCCAACAGCCTTGCATTTTCGTCACGCTCGGATTCGAGTGAAGCCACCACTTCTGGTGTCACCGCCGATTCAGCGGATGCACCGTCTTTTTCAAATTCCTGCAGATCTTTCTCAAAGCTCTCCAAGAATTTGTCTCCGTACTTTTGTTTCAGCTGCTCACGCTGTACATCGAGCAGAATAGATTTCCCCTTTTCATCTTTCGCGAAAGCGGAAATACCCAAAAAAGAAAGTACAACACCTAACACTTTGCTAAACATAACTTTAAGATTTAGAGTGAATATATTCGTTAACTATTGCTTGCGTGTTGATTTGTCCAGCTCTATCCACAGCATAGGCCAGAGAGCCCACGGAATCAGCCAGCCCAACCTCGACCGCGCGACGGGCGTAGAACATACGACCACGAAGGATACCTTCGGTGTCAACCTTCAGGTTTGTACGATGTGCTTTGACGGCTTCCTGAAAGTCTTTTGCCAATGGATCCAGCTCTTCATCACGTATTTTGTCGTACTCACCCTTCTTCGCCAGTTCGAAAGGCAGGTTCTTATAGTCAGACAAGTTGCTGTAAACCGTATGCAGCTTTACACCGGCATTTTCGTAGTATTTGGCATAGTCCATGAAACTCATCATTACACCAATACTGCCAAACTCAGAAGATACTTCGTTGGAAGCAATGACTTCATCACAATAGCATGCGATGTAGTAAGCTGCGGAAGCGCATAGGTCGCAATATGCCACAACTGATTTGCCTGTTTCACGAGCATAACCAATGGCATCGATCATCGGTGCAATAGCATCCACGCTACCACCACCAGAGTCTATGTCAAGAATAACTGATGAGATATTGTTGGAATCGACAGCTTCGCGCACCATGTCTGCATATTCGGTGGTGCCATAACTGCACATGGTACCATATTTTAGTAGAGTCCCATGAATGGGTATGATGGCGGAACTACCTTTTGGGGCGTCAGCAAATCGGTTCCCACTTTTAGACTTCGCTCCCTTATGATAGTAAGTATAGGCAAGCGGCTTTCGTTCAGAGAGTGTACTGCTATCTGCGACGGACATGCTCCGCTCCAGAAGTGTCTCGACCAACGGGATGTTGGCGTCAACGTCCTGGAAGCGGAGGAACCATTTGCCCCGACAAACCGCACTATATAAAGATGAAAATGCCATTGTAAAAGTACCTATTGAAAACCGATACAAAATTACAATGGCATTCACCTGTCAAAAGGACTGCAAAAATTTAGCTGGTTCAGGACTATCACGATCAAAAGTCAGTTGGTTAGCTGAAGGTGAGCCGGATTGAGTTAATGTAATCAGTACCGGGAATTCATCAGTACCCACAACTTTTGTATCCCATTAGTTAAATGAATAATCAATATCCCCTCTTTACTCAATAAGCTACGAAGATTTATGTTATTATCTCGGCCTGTATCTGTGACTACGGCAGATAAGGTCTGTTTTACTGGAGTACCGTTGGAACTCTCTTCAATAAATTCTCCTGCAGATATAGGTATTTTAGTCATACTTCCAGATAATCGAATAACATTATTCCCCGGCATATTCAAAACTTCAACTTCAGATAGAGGAATGAAATCCAACCCGCACACCTGATTGCGCTTATTGTTATTATTCATATTAACATTATTTTTTAATTAAAAAAAATGGTTCAAACCTTGGTTTTACTTACAAATTAATAGGTTAAAAAAAATTAAGGGAATAAAGATAACTGGATATCCTTATCAATCTCCCGAATAATACGCTGCCGATTACGGTAATCGTATTTTTTCACCTGATCGTAATTAGTCATATTCTGTTTGATGTTATAGGCTTGTAGGAATGCACGAATGATACGGTCCTGCTTATACCCTTTTTCATATCCAGCTAAGAAGTATTCACGAATACGCAGTCGAAAGGAGGCTTCTATATAGTCTTGAATCATGCGTTGCTTCCATTCAGGAACGTAAATAAAGTTATCGCGAAACAGAAAGTGGTTATATTCTTGTATGGGAAGAGCCAAAGTAATAGGATTCTCTTTGATGGACTGTTTAGGAGGTCGATCGCTCATCGTAACCATAGATTGAATGAATCTGCCTATATCATTTGAGGCCGTAATAGTTACCGCATCGTCAGAACGCGGACAACCAAACTCATGGTACAAGTAGTCATGAAGATAAAGTTGTAATTCAATGGTAACAGTTGGTTTCATCTTGTAAGTTATTGGTTTTCACACAAAAATACGAATAATATTGAATTTCTACAATATTAATGCTGAAAATCACAAATCTTTATATTCTCAACTGATTTGATCCTGATTTTGCATGATAATAGTTTTAATTATCCTGATAGATAATAATTTTGCAGGATTTTTTCGATACTTTGTAACCTGTATCCAACGAACCCATAAACAGCTGAATAACAAATCGTTAAATTTTACACAAAAAATAAATTAGACTTTGTAACTCCAGATACACTTTGTAACCTTACATCTTTAATCGTTGTGTATCGACAAAAGTTACAAACTTTGATTTTTTGTAACCTAAGTTTGTAACCTCTTTTGTAACTCCTTTAATCTTTTCTTTTTCAAATGATAACTCTCTTTTGCAAACAAAGGTTACAGAGTTACAAAAATTTAGTAGTAAAAAAGGAAAAGGTGTGGAAAACCAACTAAGGGCATTCCCCGACTACGCTAATAAGAAAAGTAAAAGCCGCTGACATTTGTGCCAGCGGCTTCTGTTTATGTTATCTATGTACCACGGATTGTTGCTGCCCAAATGTCTGGCGGCACGTGTTTTCGTTTAAGTTTGGTGTAATCATCGTTCAATTCGAAATCCACCCAATGATCAGATGCTGCCAGAAATGCCCCCACTGCAACAAGCAACCATGGTAGTTTATCCGAGGTTGCCTGCAGGTTAATACGAGTGTTAGGTTTCATTAGTTCCAGATAATCATAAACCTGGTGTATATATTCAGCTGCAGTATTATTCCGCAACATATCAGACAAATATTTGTCATAGTTGCGTATATATTCAGAACGGGAGATTTCCATCTTCTTCTACTTTAGGGTTGAATACTCCATCTTTTGCCTTAGTTCGCAAATAAATCATTTCCTTCGTCTCACCATCCACTTTCTTAAGTAAGCGTCCGTCTTTATTAAGAAATTCTTTGGGGTTCATTTCATCGATATATGGACATAGTTCCACAAAGCCACGCAAAGCTTTTGTAAATCGTTGCATACTCCAGAACCCTTTGCTAACCTTAGCGAATGCTATGAAATCATCATATGCTTTAGTACGTTGAACGAATGTATTTACATTCTCACCCTCCTCTGCGAAATACCCATATACCCAATCTTCGAAGCTAGCACCCATGTCTGCTTTGTATTTTCGTTTAACAATGTTGTCCATAGGAGGCTGAATCTTAATGCCACGGCATGCCATAGACAAGTAGAACTGAAGACACTGTGCAAAGAAATTGCAATCCTGGTTCCAATTATCTTCCGTATAATCAGTTGTTGTCATCAGATTACGACCAAAATCATCACGAATACTACGGCTTTCCAGATAGTCATTCTCTTGTGTTTTCTCATGATAGTAATCCGAAAATACCATATAGAGCAGCCGAGCATTGGTTGACGGATCAAAATCACGGGGTACATAGTTCGTTGTAAAACCAAATTTAGGACTGTCCTCGAACTCGATAAAAAAAGACTTGTTATTCTTGGGATTAACAGTCATACCACTAGTAATACAATCGTAAAACTGTGAAATCGGCAGATAACGATCGCAATCGTCTACCAAAACAAAGTCTGTATGTTGGTCAACTTGGTCAAATACGTGTGGGTTGTCCAATAATTTAGGGTTACGGCCGGATAGGCTGACGGTTCGCATGAAGAATCGGAATGCTTTGAATAGGAATGATTTTCCGCTACGTCCATTGCATTCGTCTTCGTCGCCAATTTTGTTATCCATGGCATATAAAGCCCATGCACGTGAGGGTGATTTGTAGCGGTGCAGATTATATCCGATAGCATAGATCTTATTAATGAGGTTCAATTTCTGTTCTGCTATCTCTTCGGTAGAGAGCAGAGGGCCGGCAATATCAAACTTGTGCTCGTTACGGTAGTGCTCAGCTTCTTCTACACCCTTGTCTGCCCAAGCATATTCCAGTTCCTTGCGCCAATACAGGCGACTGGTATTAATCAAGTAATTGAAAAAAAAGCTATTATGTTGGTTGACTGTGATATCAAAGACATGGTTACCTTCTACATCATTCGATTGTATAATGGTAAACATAGGTGGCAACACCTTTACTTTATGCGGTATCACATTGTTATCCCACACGCTACGGTTGTCTGGCAACATTCCTTCATGGGGTGTGATACCGTCTTTGGTGACCTCCCAACTACAATCTTTGAAGAACAAGTATTGACTGGTAGCTGTGTAGTTGGTGAAGTCCAGGTCAATCTCATCCAGTTGCGACAGTGAGGCCTCACTGGTTCGTGGTGAGTCAAGTATCAGGTTACGTATCTCAACGGGTAGGAATCTCTCCCTTGTGAACTTTTTCAGGAAGGCTGATATGTCTTTGGCTTTAATCTGGCTGACGGTGCAGCCATCAATGTGGATGTAACGCACGTTGTCTATATTGTCATCGTGCAGGGCGTAGAATCCATTTAATGTAAGGAAGTAGTGCAGATAGGCTGTGTTGATACTGTATGTCTTCTTCTTGCTGCGTTCACTCCAGCTTTCTTCCCAAAAGCGGGCAGGCATGGCCAGCGTCATCAGATTGCGAAAATCTTCATTTGTTGGGCGCAATTCTACAAAGTCACGAAAATCTTTCCGTGATTTGCCCCTGCGGTCGCGATGCTGGGCGAGCCACGACGGCAACCAGATAGTATGTATGTCCAGAAAGCGTAAAGCCAATTCACGTCCCTTGCGAACACCAGTTCCGTCGATATCTGGGATGTTATAGATACGTTCTACGTATTTATAAATCTCTTTGATTTCTTCCGGAGACACCCTATAGGTTTCCGAGTTGAACCATAACGGATGGTAGCCCAGGGCGCGCAAGCATAGTGAGTCACGCTCACCACTGCAAATGAAACATTCGTCCAGTTTCTTCTCTTTGTAAGGCTGGTCCTGGTTCTTGGGATCATTATAGAACAACTTTTCCTCCTGGGCATTGAAGTCACGGTAAGCCTTTTGCAGTTCAGCCAGGCCGTTGATGTAGAGCTTGGGCTTAACTCCGTCCGGTGTGTAACTGAATCGCCATTGCTTGTCTGGATTCAAGGGCTCGTAGATCTTATAAAACTTATCCGTCGAACCATCCTTCTTACGCACTGTACATTCGCGCATAAAGATTGGGTAAGTAGCTGTCGTGTACTTGGTAGTCACTTCCCGGTTCCGGACGTAGGAGATAGATTTGGCCACAAACCAGTGCAGGGCATCCACATGCTCCTGCTTCACCCGCGGGCCGAGGATAGCCAGTTGCTCGGCGGTGAACTTCTCTTCCAGCTCGAAGAACCGGCTTCCTTCTTTCTCATCAGCGGTTGCCGGTCGTTTGCGGATGTCTGGCTTGTTCACGGATCGCTTCAATTCGTCTGTCACGTTGTAGCGTGAGGCCAGTATGGATATGGCTTCCGGAAATCGCACGTTTTCTTCCTGCATACAGATGTCAATAGGGCTCATGGCCGTACCGCTGTCGCCAAAATCGGTGACCTTGTAGCAGTCGTCGTACTTCTTGAGGCAGGCGGAAGCATCGTCCTCGTCGGGGCGGCGCTTGAATTTCTTTTTGTTATCTATGCATCCTTCCGCTTGCGGATAGTAATATAAAATGATATCCAGTCCGTAGCGAGTGGCAGCATAGATGTCAGTGACTTTGATCATGGTTCATTGTTTTTGAGGGATGTAGCAAAGGTGATTATTGCTGGCGTGAAGTGCAAGGACGGGAATCCTTGAACACTTGAATGAACGTAGTCGCCAGATAGCGGTACAGTCCTTGGTGTTTCTCAGGTTTGTCCGGCATACCGGCTACCTTCAAATTGCTGACACAATCCTTTTCGTGGTCTATTTCCACGCCTACAATGATTTTTTTGTCCGTATTATCACAGAAAGTGATGAAAGCACTTTCTTTCGTATCACCAAGCTGGTCGGAGAAATACCAGGTGTCCTGCTCGGGTTTCTTATCAAGTTTCACCCTGCAATAGATTTTTGTTTCCCCACCCTTTCGAATAAGTTGTTTTTCGGCCACGGTTCCGATTTCACCGGTTGCCAGCACGCGGATGCGTGCGCCTTTCTTCATGCTATTATTGTAAAGTTTGTTCATAGCTTGCTGTTTTTTTGTAATTGATTGATTATCAGTATATGCTAATTAGCCGCTGTCTAAGCCGGACTTAGATGATGCCTAAGGGTACTTTAGGTGGTGTCTAAGTACGGCTTAGATAGGTAGCTTGGCAGCTATTCTCAGATTCTTTTTCATTCGATAAAGAATTTTCATTGAATTGGTATGTACCCAGCACTTCTAACCAATGCAGGACAAATACCATCTTATCGCAGTTACCCTTCACCCATACTGTCCATTGGCCTCGTGCTACACTTTTATAATTAGTTAGCAACAGAGGCTGAGTCCGTGGGTAAGCTTTATTCAGCCTTTCTATCTCCTGTTCGATATCTGTCTTCAGTGCATCCATAGCCAAGTCATCCTTGACCAATCGCTGTGTGAACTGGCCAATAAATTGCTGTAACTCCCGCCCCTTGTTGTTGGTGTTTGAGTATGTTTTGATGTAGTCAATAAAGTATGCTGCCATGGTTGTTATAGATTTGATTGCTGTAACATTGATTCGGCTTCTTCATCGGTTATCTGCATGGCTTCGAAAGTCAGCAGATAGTTTCCTTTCCGCACAATGGAATTGAACCAGTTCTCGATGATGGATGCCCTCCGCGCAAAGTCCGCTCCGTCTTCGATGGGGCTGCAGGTCAGCGTCTCGTACGGCGTGCGCAGGCGGATGAATATTCTCCGGTACTTTTCCTTACCGTCTATGTAGGCACTCGGGACGTCCAGTCCGGCCATCGATATACCTGCTTCGGCAGGATCTATCTTCTTTTCTTGAGTGTTGTCTGTTGCCATCGTGAATATTATTTCCAACTTATATAATACGAAGGGTTATCAGTCAACGCCATTCTCTCTTCGATCTGATAACCATAATTCTCAAGCTCTTCAATGGTCTTCTCATTTAGATTGTCGAGAATGACAGATTTCTCACCATCTATCGCTGATTGCCAGATAAGTTCCATCACTCTACGAATCTGTTCTTTCTCTTCAGCTAGTTTCCTGGCTCTTTCCGCTGTAATTATTGGTATATAATCCATAATTGTTTCTCCTTATTTTATATGTTCAGCTTATTATTACTGAATTAGTCGGTATATGTTCTTTCACGCTGCTAATTTCCATCAGATTCAGGTCTCCGGTGTTCAGATACACCTGCGCTTCCGGGTCGCACTCTTCGAGTCTCTCAATTAGTTCTTGTACGGTCATGGTTCTTCAGGGATTAAGTTATATAATCTATTGATGGTCTCGGCCAGCTTTTTGCCGAAAGGGAAATCATCCTCATGCTCCACGGTCATGCCAACCAGGTTGTCTTCGTTCTCGTCGTCGAAAGGCAAATCTCGCTGTACCTGCACCGGCCACTTTTCCGTCCGTATGCGCTCCATCAGCGCGTCGGCCAGCACGGCGTTGATTTCAAAGGCACTCGTTTTCATACCGGCTCGGTCAAATGTGCCTCCATCAGCCTCGGCAGGTCGTCCATCAGCTTATCCATACAGGCATGATAGGGTGTCTGCTTGCACGTCAGGATGAACGTGCTGTAATCTTCGTCTATATCCCTGACTTCCTCCACCTGGATGTAGGGCAGGGCGTCGATGGCATCCACCAGCGGCATCCTTCTCTTCAGCGCAAAGCTGCATGAGCATATCAGGCGGCCGCTGGAGGTAGGCCGCGGCATCCAGATTCGGTACCGCCCGTCCGGAGTCGATACGGAGGCAAACCCTTTTTGATTATTGTTTTCCATTTCAATACTGTTTTATTGGTTCATAAATCGTCATGTCCCACAAGGCGGATTCGAACCGCCGGTGAAGATGTAGTTTACCATCCGTCCGCCATTCGGACGTAGTTGCGGGGTGTTGCCCTTGCGGCCTTCACAGGTGGCTCGGGCTTTTGCCAAAACAAATTATCATGAGTTTATTTCAGATGGTTTGCATACCAGTAAGCAACCATTTCAGCTACGCTACCGACTCGGATCTTGGCTTTGATATTCTCTCGATGACGGTTCACGGTACATGGCGAGATGTGTAGTTCATCGGCTATCTGTTCCGTCTGTAGATTATTGGCGTATAGACGGAATACATCCAGTTCTCTGTCTGTTAGATGAGTATTCAGTTCAGGCTTGCATACCACTCCCTCCAACGGACACTCGCCTCGAAGCGGACAACCAACTTCTTCAAACTGGAACACCCCGTGATGGTTGATATCAATGGCACCTTGGTTATAGTCGCCGAAGTTGCACCTAATGAATCGGTGAACCACCTTGTATTCATACCAGGTACGGTTCATCGAACTGGATGAGTATAGTTCCATCAGAGCTGTGTGTGCCTTGGGGTAGCGCTCACGGATGGCGGCCAGCATCTCGCATATCACGTCGCGACAGTTCTCCGTCAGTAAGTAGGCCGATTGGCCAACTGGCTTAACCATAACTTCGCCTTCTGGAGTGTTATAGAATTCGATGTTGGTCAGGTCTTTCATTGCTTTGTTGGGAACAGTTCTTCTACACTCATGCCGAGGTATTCGGCAATTGCCTTTTGTTTTAACGGATGTGGTATTATATCTCCATTCATCCAGCGATAAACAGATTGCACAGACGATGATGTCAATTCAGCAATCTTCTTAATTGTGTCAAACTGTTGGTTTGGCAGGCTCTTAATGTAGTCTCTAAATACCATATTGAATCATTTATTGATTAATTATTTGTTTTCTCAGAAAGATAATATCAATTTAGTAACGCAAATTATATTATCACGGTGCAAATATAAGTCATTATTTGACTTATGCAAAATAATTAAGTCGTTTTTTAATTTATAAAATGCTAATTAATGACTTATGTACTGTCTGTCAAATAATTATCTTTAAATATTATGGATAAGATATTAGAAAACATTAGAAGTATCAGAGAATCAAAAGGATATTCTCAAGAGTCGTTCGCAGAAATGCTAAAACTGACTCAACCTGCTTATGCGAGATTCGAACGAGGAGCTATAAAAACTGACTTAAAAACAGTTCGTGCTGTCGCTGACGCTTTTGGTATGACACTAATTGATTTAATAACCTATCCAAAGAAGTATGTCGAATTAGATACAATAGGTTCAAATAATAAAACAGAGGTAAAGGCTACATTGACTATTGAAATGGGGAAAGAAAAAAAAGATCAGGTATTCCGTTTCATATTCGGTGATCATGATGTAGAAATAGCCAATAAATAGTTATGGATTATAGTTTTAATATATTGCATACATTTCCTGTGGAAACAGATTTTTCATTCTACACTGAATTGGAAAAGATGAGATTTAAGCGTTTGGACGACCCTTTTAAAGACGATCCTGTTTGCTATGGAGGATTTTTGTATGATTATGAATCAGATAGCGTCGTTTCAGTTTATGTAGAACAGGAAGAGGTTTCGTTTAATGGCATCTATTCTAAATACATCTCTATATATAAAGGAAATAAGAAATCAGGGCAGGTTATATATTATGGCTTAAAGCCTGAATCAAAGTTTGTTTTTCAGATACTATTTTCTCATTTGTTTCCATCAAAGGGATTTATAAACCAATATGAGGAATCTGTCTTAGGTAGAGAATATAAATTAATTTCAAAGTTTAATTTAGAAAATGAACTTAATTCATTAGGATTTGAAAGTCAAAACAAATCTCAAGAATGCCTATTTACTAATAAGAACTATTCTATATACTGTGCTGTATATGATGGAGAAAATTTTGATGATGAAGGCCATCCTACAGGGATGGTTATAGAGAACAATGTGGGTAAAACGTTATACAAAGGAAGGATGCCCGAAGACATATATGAATTATTTGAAATACTGTATCGCTGTGAAATTAACTGTTAATATTCAAATATCAGCAAGAAGTAATATATAGGACTGATTATCAGACATTAGCTTAGTTCAGACACTAACAGACAGAAACAAACAAATCGACAAATAATAAGAGACTGCTAACTCTTATTATCAGTATATATAGAGATGGAATTAAGTTCCCGCTACCCCGACAAAGAAATAAAAGCCTATCATCTTGATAATTAGCAATTAAGATGGTAGGCTATTTTCATCTTGTAGATTAAAAAAAAGGAAAAACATCTCACTTTTGAGATTATATGCGTATCCTTTTGCGTATCCTTAAATTTTCCGACTTCGTTTCGTCCGTCACACCCTCAGCCTTCTTAATGACAGTACGGGTAAGCGTATGTAGCAGTGTCCCACTCTAAGAAACTTCTGTTACAATCCTGCCAAAATTAATTCAAATATTGTCATATCGTATAACTTTGATTAACGTGAGTTCGATATAAAATCAAAAAAAGAAAGTTGTCTGTCATTGACAAAATTTATATCAATAGCTGGCTTCTTT